TGGAACTATTGTATTTACATTTATTTGTTGGAGTGTCATCATTTATAGCGCCCTAGTTATCATTATCGATTGAGATAACTTATAATGATTATTGTTCTGGAGTTTTATGTCCCATAATATCTTTATAAAGCAATCCCCCAAGACCTAACAACCCAGCACTCGCCAAATAAGGGTGATTCCTTAATTTATTTTTTATAACCATTCTCGGATGATGTTCGCCTCTTTTTCTTGCAAAAGCGCGTTTTGATAATGAATTTAGTAACTCTTTTTCTGATGATTCATTACGCAAGAATTCATTAATGGCTTTATTCTTATACGGAATTACTTCATTTGCATAACCTTTTTGGATTGCTTCATATTTTTCAAGCATTTTTGGATCAATCTGGCCTTTTTCATTCTTAAACATATTATTCTTAATACTATCAATAGCACTATCTACTGCCATCTTTTGATTTCGCTCTGCTGTATTTAATGTGGTTTTCTTATTTAATTCCCTTTGGAGCCTCAATAAATCACTTTTTGCCGTATGTGCATTTTCTAAAGTTGGGTTTTTATTAAAGTCCATCACGCCTTGAATAGATTTTCCTGGTGAATATTTTTTAAGCGAAGGAATATCAATATCCACATTATAAAGCGCGTCTCCAAATCCTTTGTTTTCAGCTTCTTTCCAGAATTTGTTATAATGGCCTGTATATTCACCTATATTTTTCTCGCGCGTTTTTAATACATCTTTTACAAGACTTTTATCAGTGAGTTTCAGAGGATTCAATACTGAAGCAAGTTTTCCTGCGCCATATAAATTTAGAGCATTACGCCCCAGTCCCCGTAATAACTTTTCACCTTCATACTGAGGTTGGCCAAACAATTCATTAATGGCCTGACTGGTATTTTCAGGAACCAAGTGCTTACCTACAAATTCTTCAGAACCTTTAGGAAGTAAATTTAATCTATTTTCTGCATATGAAGCCAATCCTCTTGGGGATTGGGCAAGATTATTAATTAATTCTTGAGATCCTGCCAAAGCCTGCATCAAAGCATGCTTGGGGTGTTGTTTCAAAGCACTAAAGACTCCTGGTATTTCAGTTTGTGCAGATTGATAATATTCTGGAATATTTTTTATAAATCCCATGCCACCTCGATATATATCTTCTGCAACTCTGGGAATAGCTTTTAGTGCGGCTATTCCAAGTCCTTCATTGGGTTGTGATTGTTGAGAACTAGGTGCTGATGGCACTATCTGCCAGTCTGATGAACTTTTAGATAATTCCTTAGTTTTAGTAGGAGCCCCGATAAATAATTCCCAATCAGACATTAGGGACTCCCAATTTTCTCGCTTCAGAAATAGAAACTGTTTTTTTGTCACCTGTCTTTCTATTTATGATAGTCACTGTAGGATTTAATCTATCATGAATGTCACGCCTAATTTGTTGGCCATTAATTCGCTTATCAGCTTCTTCACTCGCTTCCAATTTATTGACATGATATTGATTCATAATCTTTGAAGTTAGCCGAGAGCGCTCTTGTAACATTCTATTTAAAATAGTCAGAGTCTCAGATTTTCCTTTAGCCGTATCAACAGTATCATTAGGATTAGGCTTCATTCCATTTAGTAATTGTTGCTCGCCTTTTCTGAACTGTCCTGCAAAATCACGTGATGCGTCCTTAACAAGATTTCCTGTTAACGTGTAATATTTACCTACCATTTGTTGCTGCTCTGGCGTGCCTGCTTTTGCATAATAAGAAAGCTCATGATGACCAAGCAATGGTACTTGTCTTATCTGTTCAAATTCTGGAGATGCCAAAATATCATTAATTTGATTAAGTGTTTCGCCATTAGTTTCAGCATTAAATACAGTTGTATTGAGATTATCAATATCTTTGGCACGGATCTTGCCTGTTTCTGTACCTTCTCCTATGATTCCTTTTTGCTTGCCTGCTTTTTCTGCATAAGTAAGCTCTCTTTGAGGCGCAATCCCCAAATCTACAGGAACTCCATTGTCCTCAATCTCATCGGTATAAACAGGATTGCCATTTTTATCATACCATTGCTCGCCTGTTACACTCACCCCGCCTTTTGGCCTAACTGATGGCAATGCTGGCGCTTGATTTTGAGACGGCATACCAATTTCTGGATTTGCCAATGAATTTGTAGGCATTGCTTGTTGATTATTGGCCTCAGGGAACATTCCACGAAATTTCCCCGCAATAAATTGACCTATATTAGCCAGCGGGTTTCCTGATGGTTCGCCATTGGGCATAACATTACTTTGCAAACTATTAAGTAATCCAGTACTTGTTCCTTGCCCATTTCCGGCTCGGTTTATCGTATTAATGTTATTTTTTATTTGAGGCTCTGAAAGACTCGCTACGATATCAGGATTTCCCATCATTTTGGCAAGAAACTGTGGCCCCATAAGATTTGCATAGGCAAGTTTTGATAACGCTTCAGCTTGTGTAGTTACTGGAGCATACTTAGCCTTAATACGATTAATCTCGCGCAAATGCATGTTATTAGCAAGCGCATTATTAGCGTTCATAGCAGCATTCAATCCGCCACCCGGCAGATTAGAAAAAAGATTTACTGATGGTATTGCCATTTCTAATCCTTATAAAAAGCCGCCGATCATACTACCTATACCACCCAACATATTCCACATATTGTTTTGCTTGGCACCTTCACGATTATAAGCTTGTTCACCCATCTGATTGCCTAAATTTCCATACAGTGTTGAGAGATTATTGGCGGCACTCTGACCGCCTTGCATGAGATTTTGTTGGCCTTGGCCGTATTGAGTGTTAATACCGAGAACATTACTCAGCCAGTCATTCATGCCCTGTTGTGAAATATTAGCGGCATTTTGTTGTTGTTGCAGCATCATAGGAGAACTTCCAGTTAATCCACTGGCACTTGCTGAATTTTGACCTGCGCGCATAGCTTGCTGTTGTAAATAATTAGTGTAAGGACTTTCTTGATATTGCCCCATGAGATTATTGATAAATCCACTTGGATCTTGTTGTCCTTGAAGCCAAGATTGATATTGGGGGATAGCCTGTTGGCCTGCCTCCATCCATGGTTTCTGTTGTTGTTGTGCCATTTGGCCATATTTCTGGTATTGCTCCATAGCTTTATCGTAAGGCCGCTCTGAATGACCAAACAATCCACCCAGCATGCCGCCGAGTCCACTGCCAAACATATTTGAATCAAATGGCATTTTCACATTCCTTGTGATTTTTAATCTATTATAAAGTCATTTTAAACAATTGTCGTCCATTGCCCAACATCTGCCACTACTTGCCATATTTGAAGCTCGGCGGTTCGCGGTGTAACCGGGGTATTAGCATCACTTACATAAATCATCTGCCCTTCTTGAGGGTCTTGTATACTATCGCGCTGCGCTAACGTAAGACGTGGCACGAAATTACCATACTGCGTTAGATATTCCCGTAATGATTCCACAAATGTTGCCATAAAATCTGCCCAACTACTGCTTAGATAGACCTCATTTCTAATAATTGGATCGTATGTTGGAAAATTATCAAAATCACGTGCCATACATTACTCCGGCAATACTTCAAATACCCATGCTGCACCCAATACTATAAAAGGTACATCATCAAAAAATTCAATCTTGGGCACAAATCCTTGGCCTCTAGGGGTCACGCCGAGCTTACGCCATACAGTCCTGAACGTTCGTTCTCCAATCTTACCCATATTAGCCTGCAAAAGATTACCAAATGTCTGTGCGCCATCTTTGGAATAAGAGAGAAATACTACGGGTTGCTGACCACCTATATCAGTCTGGGTTTCTAAGATGATATTTATCGATGATTCTGTAAATAGTGGATCGCTCGCCTCAGTATCTAAATCAACATCTATGAAATTCTCTAAATCAAGTGCGCCTTGGAGTAAATCGACTTGAAACCTATCAATTCTGATTCTGTTGTAGCCTTCCGGTGTCATCTGACGACCTATTCTCATACGTCTTATAGCCTCGCCATTGTTAGTGGAGGCTTGATCATCTACTACATAAAATAATGGCTCTTGGTAATCACCATAGTAATTCACGCCATCAAAATATGCATGAGTTTGTGCCGGGTGCCTGTCGCCATTTAAAACTTCTTCCTCATGCCATTTAGGAGCCTGAGGGCTACTCATAGAGACATTTAAAACAAATGTGTGATTAGCTTCCGTAAAATTCAATCGATAGAAGATAAGACCATTTTCTTTGATTAAAACCCCTCTTGCATCACTTACCCCTTGGTCTGGATTCTCAGCATATGCCGCTAACTGAAAGTCTAGTGCACGATTACTTACAAGACCTGCCTCGGAACCCGTGACTTCCATAACACCCGCAAGTCCATCACGGTCTTGTGCTAAGAAGAACATCCTATCAAAACCTACATTCACACTCGCAATGGCAGGAGTGCCCACTTCCATAAGTAATGAATTATTGCGTCTAAATGGTAATGTTGTACCGAGCCCTGCATTTTCCCAGACTTCTGTATAATTTTCAGAAAATAGAAATATACGTCGGTGCAATGTTTTACATGCAACGATAGTTCCGGGATGTGAAGTAATGCTCCCAACTTGCAATTGACCGCTATTGGTAACAAAAATTGCACCACTTCCTGTAGTTGCAAAAGTAATTGCTGTGCCATTTGGAGTGGTTGATATAGTAAAGGTTGTAGAATCTACTACGGTTTTTACATAATAGGTAACGCCGATAGATATAGCGGGTGTCCCTGTTGGTAACACGCCTCCACCATTAAATTGTATGGGTGTGCCTATTTGATAGTTTAAAGTCGTGCCAGTTGATAAAACTAGGTTCGGAGACGCGCCACTTGTTGCTACAAATGCATTCCCAGTACCACTCGCAAAATCCGCACCCCAAATTAATCCTTGATTTAAAGATGATAAGTAGAAATTATTAGTACCACCAGATGCCACCAAGAAGAATCCAT